CGTACACCAATATGATAGAAACTCTAATTGCAGATCCTTTTACTGAATGGGATGAGTATATAACACAGTGCCCAAAAAGCATGGCTCATAATTTCCGTACTTTGACTGGTTTTCTGAGTAGAGAGTTCAAGATGATAAGACCAACGTGTTACCAGATTCACATCTTGAACAAGGACTTATATAATGTCCTATATAGACGCGATATTTTCGCAAAAGAGAATTTGGTTGGTGTAGAACACAATCCTGGCCCAAATACGATTGTGCAATACCTTAAGAACATGGAAAAGATGAACACTACCCCCGCTCCAACCTCCAAGAGGGCAGTGCAAGTCTCTAAGGTTCTAAAGAGCATTGAAAAGAAAAGAGAAAAGGGTCAGACGATCAAGACTAATAATGCACGAGATCTTAAGTATGACAGAATGTTTCCAGAAGGGCTGTTTGAGCTTGGATTCGACGCTTCATCGCGCCAATTCCTAGCGCAGCTCATAGAGAGCTTCTCTAAAACTTTGAATATTAATGTTAAACATGAGATTGATTTCGGTTTGCAGATTTCCCAGGTTATGGGATATGTACGAGATCTAGGCAAGCAAGCATATGACTTCTTTGTTGCATTTGTAAAAGTCATTGTATCGTTTATGAAAGGAGCCTATGCATCCTTGGTACTTAACCTATTAGGTGAGGATTTCCATGATGCAGTTGAGATGCAACCTGAGGGAGAGATCCCTTGGTTGCCGCTCATGGCTACGATTTATAGCAAGCACCTTACATCCTGTGTTTTTAGATGGGATTGGGATGACTTTGTGAGAACTCTAGGTGAGATCAGAAATAAGAGCAAGGCAGGAGAGTCAACTCTCAACGTCGTTGTGGAAGTCTTTAAAGAGACTGTCACCCTATTGTGCGACACGTTTTCAATTGACAGACCTTCTTTTCTAGAAGAAAATCCTGACGTGAAACGCATTCAAGCTGAAGCAAAGTCTATTTATGAAGAATACCGTAATGGCGTTCAGAATGATTATTCTTTTGCTGACAGAGTGCATATTTTACACTCAGAGATGGAAGACCTCCTTTATGAGAAGAGGAAAACTGTCGATGTCAAAACGAAAGAAAAACTTGTGTATTTGTTGAAGAAGTTTCAACCAATCAGCAATTATTGCATGAAGT